ATGCCCATTATGTAGCCTGATTTGTATGCTTGTGGATTACCGTATGGCATAGTTTAGTTCCTTGTTGGTTGGTTGGTTGAAATTAATTGTTACTTCTTAGTGCGAAGCCTTTATACTCAGCTTCAAGTCCTTGCGCCATTTCATCTTCAAATCCTGAAACAGGTGCATTAGATTTTGGTTCTGATTGTCTTAATCTTTCTTTTATTGCTTGGTACTCTTTGTTGACAGCAAATCCCGAAGAAGGCGATACTCGCTGTGACTGAGGGGTGTTAAAATATTTCTGTGTTTTAGGCAGGTTTACTTTAGCTTGCTGTTTAACTTCTTTAGCTATCATCTCAGCGTCATGTGTTGTAGGAATAGGACTAATTAATTCTTCTGCAGCTTGAAAATTTCTGATCCATTGTTTCCACTTAGGTACTTCTTCTCCTCTTGCTTTCGCTTCTGCTGCCTCTGCTTCCTTTGTAGCCATTACGCCCATAGCACCTATAGCTCCTCCAGCCCATCCTATAAAAGGAGCTACCGTTTTTAAACCAGATTTTATTTTAGAGTATGTACCAGATTTTCTTGCTGCTGCTCTTTCTGCATCAATTCTATCTTCTACAACATAATGTTCATCCCAAGAATAAGGATCTGTATTTGCTGCTGCTTTTTCTCTAGATGCTATTAATTCTTTTTGGTGTTCTGGAGAATAGTCAGAATAATCTGCTGTTGTTATAGGGTCTTCTGTAACTTTAACTTTAGAACCATCCTCTGTTTTTGCTTCTTCTTTACCTGTTAAATCATCTAGCTGTCCCTGTAAATTCGTAGCTCTATCCACAGCTTTTTCAAGTCTAGTAACATCTTCTTCCGCAAGGTTTGCTGCGCCTTTAATATTTCCTGATGCTTTTGCTGCAGCCCTTGCAGCCTCTACTTTTGGTTTATCTTCAGGTGAGATGTCCTGTGGTGGAATCTCATTCATCTTAGCATCATATTCTATGAATCTTTCTGGAACATTTTCTGCTACGTTCTCAAGCTGATATAAATTCATTAGAGTCTTGGGATCGTCAATTTCTACAGAATTACTAAATAAACCAAAGAAATTATCAGATGCTTTTGATATAAGTTCTTTTCGTCCTTGCCTCTTCACTTTATATGAATTTATACCCATATTGCCTTTTGTGCTGTGTCCAAGAACTCTGTTCGCAACACCTTCACCAAATTCTTCATCTATAATATCAAAAAGATTCTTTCTTAAATCACCTAAAGTGAAATCTTTGACCATACCTGTATCTTCATTTATTATGTCAGCACCTAAATCTGCAAAGGCTTTTCTGATATAAGGTTGTATTCTCTTTCTTAGTGTACCTATTGTTGGTGTAAAGATATACCTGTCACCTCTTTGAACAGCGTCTTTTTGAGCATCATGTAAAATTTGAAAAGCAAATTCTCCAAGATTATAATTAATACGAGTACCCTTGTTAAAAATATTAACAGTCTTTGTCTTTGGATTTAATCTAAAAGCTGACTCTGGCAAATTATCACTCATACCAGCTTCAATACGAAGAAGGTCTTTGTCTCTAATACCTGTTATTAATCTTAACAAAGCATAAGCTCTTGCTTGCTTGTCAGGTATATTCATTATACCATTGTGTATGGCTTTGTTAAATTCATCAAACTTAGGATACGCTAGGTTTGTTGTACCACGTACAGACTCTTCAAAATTAAAAGCTCTTGGATTCGTTCTATCATTCTTAAACTGTTCTTCGTAGAATGTAATAGCATTCTTTTTTTCTGGGTCGGATATATTGATTGCTGCTTTTACTTCAGTGCCTATAGAGCCTCTTACTTTAAACGTAAATCGTGAAGTATCTTCCAACATCCTATCCATTAACCATTCTACAAATGGTTTGGTATTAATCTGTGAAATTCTCACATCATCTACACTCATGCCAGCTTGATCAAAAATGTAGATAAGCTTTTTCAATACGCCTCTTGATGGTCCCCCTGCTGCTCTTATATCTGCTTCACTTGTCGCAACTTCTGCAGCACGGGTCATCTTTCTGTTTTCAGTTGCTTCAAAGGCTTCTCTAACTGTAGGATCTCTACGAACAGCTTCTCCTTCAGTATCAAAAGGAAGTAGCTCGTTCATCTGAGTTATTATTTCTTTATCTGCCATTATCAGTAACCAAATACACTATCTGCTGGTTGAAACGTTTCTCTTTTGATCTGGTTGAACAGGTTATGTTGTGGTAAACCTGTAGGTCTTGTCATGCACATATATCTGAGTGCATCGTAAGCGTGATCTTCTGCTTTTGTGTCTACATCTTCACTGTTCGTCTTTGATAACGGAAGAGTAGGTAGCGTTCTTACTAGATTTGTACAAGTTGAGAACATCTTTAGCTTTGGTTCTTCTGTACGCTCATTTATTGCAAGTCTTCTGTGTAATTCTATCTTACCAGCTATACGATGCTTGTCTGCTGGTACGAATCGTACACCATTACGTATAAGAGACTCTGCTATGCTTGGTCCTGTACCGTGTTTTGACCAACAAGCTCCATCAAGTACAGATATTTGCATTAATGGATCATTTTCTTCTAGGGCGTTAATAGTTTGAGCTAATCTTTCGCCTGTAAAGCCAGAAGCGTACAGTTCTCTGTAGATCCATATTGTTCCGTCCCAATCTACTGCACCCCATAGTACGCAACTAGGAGCAGAATAACCATAGTCGGCTGCTCGTAGTCTAGGCCAGTTATATGGTATCTCAAAAGGTTCAACAACGTGCTTGTTTCTTTCAAATTCTGAGAATGCTGCACCATCTGCAACATCCCAATCACCTTCTAGTAGTCTTCTTCGCTCTACTTCTGGAAGTGACAGAAGCATTGCTTCATATTCGCCACTTTCCATCAAATATGGGTTATCTGTTAATCTTGCAGGTATAAACCTACGTTGGTATAGAGGTTTGTTAGCGTGTAACGGATGATTAGGTCCGTATCTTAGTATCTTTTTAGTATCAATGTCTGTAGCCCAGTAAGGATCGTTAGGAACTGCAGGGTCTATGAACATTTTCTTGATCCACCAACCTCCTATACCTCCAGGATTGGCAGATGCTCTCATATATGTCTCTATGTTTGGGTCTGTTGTCCTTAATCGTGAACGAAGATAGTTCCAAACATAAGGAGTAGGATATTGTCCAAGTTCATCTATCCCTATCCACGTAAAACTTTGTCCTTGATAGCGTGTAACGTCAGTATCTTTATCTACATAGCTGAATAACGCTGTTGCGCCACTTGGAAAGGACCAAGTATTCTTAGATTCTCGAAAGATTGCACCTGGAAATGCCTTCGGATACAACTTTCTTGACTGATCTACTAGCTCTGTTAGCTCTGATAGCGTTCTACGTAACAATAAGGCTCTGTGGTTGCCGTTTCCAGCGTAACGTAGTAGATCTACTAGCATGGCAAAGGACTTTCCTCCACCTGCAGCACCGCCATATAACACTTCTTTCTCTGGTGCTGCCAAGAAATCAACCTGTGGACCCTTGTTAGGTGTAAAGATGACCTCTGTGCTGTCTTTTATTGAGTCTCTTATGTCTTTAGGAAGTGTCTTTACGAACTCTTCGGTGGTTGCACCGCCACTTCCTGCTAAACTTAGACCTTTCTTTTGGTCTTGTTCCTTGTTTTTGAGCTTTTCTATTCGTTTTATTACTTGGTCTTGCCGTTTCTTTGCAGACTTTAGCTCTCTTTGTACTTCACGTTTCTTTTGTACTGTGCGAGATACGTGGTAACGACCCTTCTCTCCAGGTTTTAGCTTTGGTCGGGCCATCTATTTCTTCTTAGTCTTCTTCTTTGCTAAGTCTTTATCTTCTTGGTCTAGCTCTTTCATTTTTTTCTTGTATTTACGGTCTTTTACTTCTTTGTCCTTCTCTTTAACTACTCTGTTTATACCGTATCCAGTGAGTGCTGTACCTGCAGCCGCTGCTGAAGGATATACGTATTTAAGAAAGTTAGCCACCATTCCAATGCTTGAAGCAGTTTGTACTTCTCCGTCTTTTGTTGGTTTGGCCTTACGGCTTCCAGATCCTTTGGCGTAAGTTTTAGCTACCATTAGTTCATTACCTTTGCAATGTCTATAATACTTACAGTTAATACAGTGTATGCTATAATTGTAAATATAATCACTTGATTTAAGACTTTCGTGATATACGTTTTATGTGTTTAGCTACCTTCTTTGACTGATTGGCGTGTAGCTTACTTGCTTTCTTGAGTTGTGCAGGTATCTTCTTAACACTTGCAGCTACTTTTACTTTACCGCCTTTGTTCATCTTAGCTGTTTTAGCTGAACGTTTAAAGTTAGCAGCAGTAGGTGCGCCTTTAGCTCCAACCTTACGCATCTTCTCACCACTTCCTGCAGCGATACGTTTTCTCTTTGCGTGTATGTTAGCGTATAATCCTCTTTTAGCCATATCTAATTATCCATAAACTTTGCTTTGCGTACACCGCCACCTTTGGCGTAGTTCTTTACTGTGCCACCAGAATTACGTAGTATACCTGTTCTTCTAGAGTATTCTTCATTCCTTTTTCTAATTGCTTCTTCCTCTCCCTCATTTAATGGAGAAGGAGATAAAGCTGTTTCTAAAAATAACAAATAAGGATTAGCTGAAGCTTTTAATACTTTCTTTGCAGCTTTACCTACATTTCTTTTTGCTAGATCTGTTTTTATTTTTCTCTTAGTAGGGGTTTTTGGTTTTCTTGGGAATGCTTCAGGTGTCTTACTTTTTAAAACTGCTTTTTTATATTTCAAACCTTCTTTTGTGGCATCCTTCGGTCCTTCAGACAAGGTGAATTTCTTAGCTTTAGGATTCTTTTTACGAGCTTCTTTAAGTTCTTTATCTGTAGGAGCCTGTTTTATTTCCTTATCAATATACTTTCTTTCTATATCTTCTAAGTCCTTTGCAAGCTTATCGTGAGGTTTCGCAGCTTTTTCTAAGCTTTTATTTAACTTCTGGTTCGCCAGCTTCCGTCTTTTGTCAGCTTCTTTTGATCTCTTCTTAGCTGCTTTTGTTCTCTTCTTAGCTGCTTTGATTTCTTTTTCTGACATGACTAGCTATGTTCCTCTTGATCTATGATTATTTCTTTTTGCTTATCTTTTGACGGAAGCATGATAATGCCGTGCATAATGTTTCCCTCCACTTCGACTTGTTGCTTTTTACCAAGACCCACTCTGTCGAGTACTGATTCTGCGGTTTTAAGTCTGTGATCCATTTGATTAAGAGGGGTTGTACCATCTGCGTCAAGTCCTTCTACTATGCGACTTGCTGCTTTAACAGAGTTAGTAGCAAGCATGTTGCGTGTTCGATCTATTATCTCGTCACGTAGTGATCGTGTTAACCAACTACGAGACTGTTCTTTGTAACCAGCAGCAGCAACAGCATTCTTAACGTGACCACCGTTTGTCATAAGTTCGTCAAGAAACTTTTCTTGCTTTGGTGTTAGTTCTCTCTTGTCTTTTTGTGTAGTAGATGGTA